AGACTCAAAGGTAGCCGATGTTAACTCACAGGCTCCTGTTGGGACTACGGTTGCATTAATTGAGCAGGGTTCAAAGGTAATCTCTAGCATTCACAAGCGTCTGCACTACGCACAGAAGCAAGAGTTTAGAATGCTGGCGGAGGTTTTTGCCAGTAACCCGATGCCTTATCCTTACTTTGTTGGGCAGAACATTCCCCCAGAGATTATGCAGCAGGACTTTGATGGGCGGATTGACATCTTACCAGTGTCTGACCCGAACATTTTCTCAATGTCTCAGCGTTTGTCTTTGGCGCAGACTCAGCTTCAGTTGGCTCAGGCAGCGCCGCAGCTTCACAATCAGTATGAAGCCTATCGCCGGATGTATGATGCGTTGGATGTAAAGAACATTGATGCAATTCTGCCAGCACCGCAGCCGCCACAGCCCATGGATCCTGCAAAGGAGAACTCTGCTGCATTGAAAGGGTCGCCGTCACAGGCATTCCCACAGCAAGATCATAGGGCGCACATTCGTGTACACGCATCTATGATTCAGTCCCCGGCTATTCAAGCTAACCCACAGGCGTTTTTGATTTTGCAGTCTCATGTTCAGGATCATGTTTCTCTGTTTGCTCGGGACATTGTGCAGGAAGTGTTTAAAAACGCTATGCAGCAGGCACAAATGGCCGGCGAACCAATCCCACAGATTGATCCAAACGTAGTTGAGGCTATGGTTGCACAGCAAACGGCTGAAACACTGGAGCAGCTAGCGCCGCTCTTAATGCCGGCACAGCAGCCTGATCCGCTTGTAGAAATCCGCAAGCAGGAGCTAGAGATCGATCAACTGGAAGTTCAGCGCAAGATGCAGAACGATACAATGGACTTCCAAATTGATCAGGCTAAGTTGCAACAGGCAGCTAACCTAGCCATGCAGCGGATGCAAACACAACAGGGTATCGCGGATGACCGGAATGATGTGAATATCTATCGCATCAACACACAGGCCGGGCTAGCTAGGAACCGTGGACAGTGATCATGTGGGACATGCACAATCGCACGACTAAAGAGCAGGCTGAAAGGAATCGTAAAAGATGCTCCAAGCACTAATAGGTCCGGCTACCGACTTGATCGGTAAGTTTGTTGAAGACAAAGACCAGAAGAACAAGCTGGCGCATGAGATTGCCACTATGGCGGAGCGTCATGCACAGGAGCTTGCCAAGGGTCAGTTGGCTATCAATGCTGAAGAAGCCAAGTCACGGAACTTGTTCGTGGCGGGTTGGCGCCCGAGTGTTGGCTGGTGCTGTAGCTTGGCCTTGTTCGCTCACTTTTTGGTCTTCCCTACTATGGATGTAGTAACTGCCTACATGGGCGTTGAGCCAGTAGCTTATCCTCAGTTTGATATGGACAGCTTGATGACTGTCTTACTGGGCATGCTTGGGCTTGGGGGGATGCGTAGCTTCGAGAAGGCCAAGGGTTTAACAAAGTAATGGCTAAAAAAGTAGACAGCACCCCCATCCGTCGCAAGCGCATTCGGCGTCCGGGACAGCATAAAAAGAATATGAACAAACGCAACAAAGTCAAGACTTTCTTTGGGTAGTTATGGTGAGCGTAGAGACTTTTCTTAAATGGAAGATTCTGCCACGCTTTATGATGTTGGCTAGCACCATAATGTCATGGCGTTGTGCTGAGTGGTTCATGGCCTTGGACGTTCCGACTGCTGCTCAGTCGGCATTCGTGTCTGTGGTCATGGGTGTTATGACTGGTGTTTTTGGGATTTGGATGGGTCATGAGCACAAAGGTTAAAAGCCCGTGCGTGGGTATTTGTGTGTTAGACAAAGAACGTGTAAGATGTATTGGCTGTGGTCGTACCATAGACGAGATAATTAGTTATGGCAAAACTAGGGTAGAAGACTGATGTATGCTCCAATGAAAATGGGATTTCCTACGGGCATGGCTGGGGGTGGTATCACTCAGTTCTTGCAGCCGTTGCAGGAATATTTATCCCAGCAAGTTGTGCAGCAGCAGGTTCAGCCCTTTATAACTGAGGTTTCTGATGAGGCGCAGGAAAGATTTAATCTTGGCGGCACCGGCAGCAACGACATATTTAGTAACGACATATTTGATAATAATATGTTTCAGGGTAATAGCGGTGGCATAGGTACGTTACCATCAAACGACCTACTTCCGGCTATTAAAGATGCTCAAGCGTTGTATGGTGGAAATGAACCTATGCCGGGTATTGCACCCGATCCGAGGCCACTAATGAACGGTTTCCCATCGCCGAATGAACCTATGCAGCCGGCAGTCCCAGATATCGATCAGGGTTTTTTTGACTCAGATGAGTATCTTAATTTTATGAGTAAGCCTCAAATAGGTACACAAGATATTTATATGAGTCGCTATTTTGGTCAGATGGGTTCTGGTAGCTTGGGCGGTATGCAAGAAAAAGCATATGAAGACTATCTACGGCGCACGGGGCAGACCGATAAAATTATGGATACCAATCCTTTTGCTCCTACCGTGGGTATGCTCTCTACGCAACCTACGCAGCTTCCGGGGCCTAGACTTCCAACTTTTACAGGTACAGGAAATGACGGCTTTGGAAGCGCTTCACAGGGGCCGTTAGATTTTTATAACCCTTCCGTTGGGCCAATGTATGGGCCAGAAGGAACTTACTCTTTAACTGGTGGTCCACGACCTGTCTCGCAGGATCCGTATCAACGGACCCTATTTTCTGGAGCGGTGAATCAATAATGGCGAAGGTAAGATTAAATCAGTTTGCGGAAGACCTTGGTATTAACCGTTCCTCTGCACAGAAACTTATGAAAAAGGCTCGAGGCCGCAAGGATGGCGGGTCAAATGTAATTAAAAAATATTCCCCGGGGCTTCAAGATCGTATGAAACGGTTTGAGGATGCCGAGCGTATTTTCAGAGAAGACACAAAGATTGGAACAAAAATGGAAAAATCATCTTCAAAACCAAAGTCCAAGCGTAAGGCTTTTGATGAGTATTACGAAAAGCACGGCGAGGTTCATCCGAAAGACCCTCGGACAAAGCGTGATCATCCTATGAACCGTGAAGGTCGCCCGCTTGTCACAGAGACCGAAGACATTGTCGAAGCCAAGGCTGGCAAGTATATGGCTTGCGGCGGCTATGGTAAAGCAATTCAAGGCACGAAGTTCACCGGAGTTAAGTAATGGGTAACTGGAACCAAGGTTCATCTGGTCTGTCCGATGAGGATATGGATCAATCTCTACAGCAAGATATTGCTGCGGCTAATTTTGCTGCATCGGGGGGAGATCTTGGTGACTATACCTTTGGCGGAAACTTTGTAAACGACGCTGACAACCCGGGCTACACTGGTACTTCGACCAATATGAACCAAGCTGTAGCAGACATGCAGGGTCTTTTTAATACTCAACGTGGAATTACTGCCTCGAATCCATATGGTAAAGAGGGCTTTTTTAGCCGGGTTTTGGGTATAGACCCCAGTAAGATCGACTATTCAGGTAATATGGATCTCAATACTCGTATGGGTATTGCTAGGAACCAGTTTTCTAAGTACATGAACCCTCAAAATGTAAAGGGTCAAATTGGTTACAATGACGCTTATGACACGGCTGAAAAAGGAAAGCTTCGTGCAGGAGTGCAGGACGCAGGCTACCAAACAGTTTACGGGCCTGTGATGGAACAGGCTCGAAAGCAAGGCATAGGTGAAATGCTTGCTCGTGGAGCGATGGGTCTTTTTGGTGGCCTTCCGGGGTTGGCGTTGGGTCAGATAGGTACACAAGAATATGGCTTGCCGGGGGTGGATGGTTTTGACTCATTCAACCCCAATAACCCTCGCGCGGGTGGCGGCATTTTGGGTAGTATGATGCTTGGCGGCCTCAATACAAGTCAAGCAGCGGCTCAAGCAGCACAGGCAGTAGATACTCTTCGGGCAAGGTTTTCCCCAAACCTTGCCCCTACCACTAACGCTGGCATAGGATCTTTGACCCCAGCTAACTATGAGACAAGAGCCGACATCCGTAATCGTGTGACACCCACTGCTCCAGCGATGGGCTCGGTGTTTGAGGTTGATGGGCGATCTTTTATAGCAGGGAAAAACGGTCCTATCGAACTGTCTGGAGTTAGTTTACCTAACTTTCGTTCATCTCGTCCAACCGAAGCTACGATTGACAAGGGGCAAGGCCAAATTTTGGGTGTGCAAGATTATTTTCAAAATCAATTCGCCGCTCCTGCCAATCAATCTGAAACCCTCACGGATAAGATGAACCTAGGTTTGAGAGATAGCCGACTCGGCACCCCTTCAGGAATACAAAATACGGGACTTTTTGGTGAGAATCCTAAAGCTGCCGGTTTTCGGACTATCGGGGAAATGATACAGTCGGTTATTAACGAAGAAAATTTACCTGACAATCAGAACATGTACGGCTCGGGAACGCCAGACCTAAATGATATTTTGAATATGTACGGCATGGAGACAGTTGGACAATGAGAATTGAAATTAAACTAATCCCTGACGGGCTTGATCTAGGAAAAGCAATTCAAGATGGCATCCCTGTAGACAAAATGCAGGATGCATGCCCTATTGCCACGCAGGATCTTGAGACTAACGAAGAGAACAAGCGCCTTGCCATCAAAGAACATCAGTACGGCCCGGCAGTTAATCCAGAAGAAAGCTGCGGTGTTTGCGCTGTATTCAACATTACAGAGCATATGCAGCAGTGTATGAAGGACGAAACCGGAGAAATCGGTTATTGTCAGTTGCTTAAGTTTATGTGCAGTGCTAGAAACAGTTGTGCAGCATGGGAAGAGGGCGGTCCATTGACGGACATGCCGAACGAGCATGGATCTACATGTGCTTGTGGTAAGCCCGACTGCGACTGTGGAGAGTAAATGGACGTATCTCTTTTTGTTTCAAGGTACAGAAAAGCCTTGAAAAACCGCATAGAAGACATTAGTGTCTCTATAACAAGTGGTAGTGTTTCCAACATGGAAAATTACCGCGCATCCGTAGGTGAGATTCAGGGGCTCACCTATGCACTTGATGAACTTCACGCCCTGCTACAGAAGGTTAATTATGACGACGACTCTGATAGTACCTGACTACATCCTCGCGCAACGTGAGGCAAAAAAGAAAGCCGAAGAGGCTGCAAAACAAAAAACCCTAAAAGAAAGAATTCCGCAACCCACTGGTTGGCGTTTGCTCGTCATGCCGTATATGGGTCGTGAGAAGACTGAAGGTGGGGTTTATGTACCTGATCAAGCAAGAGAGCGTGAGGCACGAGCCACTGTCGTAGCTTATGTACTGAAGGTAGGACCTTTGGCATATAAGGACGAGGATAAGTTCGGCGACGCTGGACCGTGGTGTTCTGAGGGCGATTGGGTATGTATCGGAAGATATGCTGGTTCTCGATTCCAGATTGAGGGTGGCGAAGTCCGGATTATTAACGATGATGAAGTCATCGCAACCATCGTCGATCCAGACGATATAAAAACATACGGAGCTTAGTATGCAAGAAGAACTACCCGAAAAAGAAGAACTAGAAATTATAGCCGAGGACGAAGAAGGTGGTGAGGTTGAAGAGCAAAAGGAAGAGCTTAAAGCTGAAGACCAAGCAGAGTCTAAGGACGATGATGATGAATTAGAGAATTATTCCGAGTCTGTTCAGCGCCGTATTCGTAAGCTTACAAGCAAGTATCGTGAAGAAGAGCGGCAGAGACAGGCGGCTATTGAATACGCTGAAGCGGTAAAAAGACAAAATGATGAGCTACAGCATCGTCTAACAAAATTAGACGAGTCTTATGTTGGTGAGTTTGGGACGCGGCTAGAGTCTCAGGTGATAGCAGCAAAAGAAGCTTACAGAAAAGCTCATGACGAGGGTGATGTTGACGCCATGTTTGAGGCGCAAGAAAACATCAGTCGTCTTGCAATGGAGCGGTCTCGCTACGATCAAATCAAACAACGTAATGAGGCAGCACCCGCCCGTCAACAAGCTCCTCAAGAAGTTCCAGCACAAGCTCCACAAAGAGCGGCGCCGGCTAGGCCAGATCCAAAAGCTGAGGCTTGGGCGGAAAAGAACAACTGGTTTGGGCAAGATCAGACCATGACATATGCTGCTTTTGGCATACATCGTCAATTAATTGAGGATGAGGGGTTTGACCCAACGTCCGATGAGTACTATACTGAGTTAGATCGCAGAGTCCGTGTTGAGTTTCCACACAAGTTTCAGAACTCAAGACGGGATGCGGGACCCAGAGTCGCTTCTGCTGAGTCCACGGCTTCTAAGTCGTCATCTAAGGGGCGCAGAACAGTTAAATTGACTCCTTCGCAAATATCAATTGCGAAACGTCTGAATGTTCCGCTTGAAGAATATGCAAAGTATGTGAAGGATTAAACAATGGCTGATAGAACAACTCGCGAAGCAACAACTCGCGCAAAAACTACACGGCGTAAGCCGTGGACACCGCCTTCTAAGTTGGAGGCACCGGAAGCACCAGCAGGCTACAAGCATCGTTGGATTCGTACATCTATTCGTGGCGAAGATGACAAGTTGAATGTGAATGCAAAGATCCGGGAAGGGTGGGAACCAGTAAGGGCAGAAGAATATCCTGAACTGGCCGACCGTTATCCAACGATTGAAGATGGTAAACATGCTGGAGTTATCGGGGTAGGCGGACTAATGCTTGCTCGAATTCCAGAAGAAACGGTAGATGAAAGAACTGAATATTTCCGGGAGCAGACCCGCAATCAAATGAAAGCCGTGGACGATAACCTGATGAGGGAACAACACCCCTCAATGCCGATTCATAATGAACGGAAAAGTCGTGTATCATTCGGGGGCAAGGACTAACCCCCACACTTGATAAGGAGTAAGCAATGGCAAACACTAATGTTGCCTTCGGCCTCAAGCCGATCAATACTGCCGGTAGCACACCTGCTACTAGCGGTACAAACGCATACTTCATCGACAGCAGCGCAAGCGCGATCTATCAGGGGTCAATGGTGAAAGCGGATAACGGTGGTGAAATCGTTATTTGTTCTGCAACCGGTGACACTGAGGCTCCCGTAGGCGTATTCGCTGGCTGTGAGTATGTTTCTTCCGTGACTGGTAAAAAGGTCTTTTCAAATTATTGGCCCGGTTCGGGTGCGAACACAAACTTCGATATTATCGGATATGTGTACGACAACCCGATGCAGCGCTTTATAATTGCGACAGACGCAACCATCACAAACAAAGCTACTGCTGTAGCAGCCATTTTTGAGAACTCACAGTTCAATAGTGGCGCAAGCGGCAGCACAACCACTGGCATTTCTAGCGCACAGCTTGATGTTGCAACTCTTGACGCAGCCAACGCTTCTCTTCCTTTGAAGATTGTTGGTATTCTTGATGATCCAGAGAATGCAGACTTCACTGCCGCCGGTATTCCTATGATTGTGATGCTTAATAACCACGCACTGCTTCAGTCTAATTCTGAAGCTGCAATCGCTTAAGGGAGTTTAGATATGGCTATTTCTCGCGCACAACTCGCCAAAGAACTAGAGCCCGGTCTAAATGCTCTCTTTGGTATGGAATACAACCGGTACGAGAACCAGCATTCCGAAATCTTCGACACAGAGTCATCTGACCGTGCGTTCGAAGAAGAGGTAATGTTGTCTGGATTCGGGGCTGCACCGACTAAAGGTGAAGGCACAGGTGTATCATATGATGATGCACAAGAAGCCTACACTGCTCGGTACAACCACGAGACAGTTGCTATGGCCTTCTCAATCACTGAGGAAGCTGTAGAAGACAATCTCTATGATCGTCTAGCATCTCGTTACACTCGTGCCCTCGCTCGTTCGATGGCACACACAAAGCAGGTTAAAGCTGCGGCTATCCTGAACAACGCATTCTCTGCCGGCGCATTTGCTGGTGGTGACGGTGTTGCTCTGTGTGACGCATCACACCCGCTTACATCTGGCGGCACTTTTGCCAACGAGCCGGGCGTCGCTGCTGATTTGAACGAAACTTCTTTGGAAGACGCTCTTATCAACATCGCAGGTTTCGTGGATGAGCGCGGCCTGATTGTTGCCCTTCGTGGCATGAAGCTGATCATTCCTCGTCAGCTTCAGTTTGTTGCCGAGCGTTTGCTCGTATCAAACCTTCGGGTTGGTACAGCCGACAACGACATCAACGCCATCAAGTCTTCAGGAATGCTGCCAGAAGGTTATGTAGTCAACGACTTCCTAACCGACACTGACGCCTTCTTCATCAAGACTGATGCGCCAAACGGCTTCAAGCACTTTGAGCGCATGGCTTTGTCAACTGCAATGGATCCAGACTTCGACACTGGCAACATGCGGTTTAAAGCTCGTGAGCGTTACAGCTTCGGCTTCTCAGACCCACGCACTGTGTTCGGTTCACCGGGCGCATAAGCGTAGGCAAAATGAATACAAAGGGCGGCTTTCGTGCCGCCCTTTTTTTGTGTATAATAAGTCATCCCTGACAGCCGCATGGTGCGGCTGACACTAGCCACGACAGGAGATCTAAATGGCTCGTACAACTTTTTCGGGTCCACTGAAGGTAGATACCGCCTTCTGGGCCACCCCAATCCTTTTTGCAAACCTGCCTGCGGCTTCAGCCGACAACGAAGGCTACATTTACTATGTATCAGATGCTCGTAAGGCTGCTGAAGGTGCCGCTGCTGGTACAGGAAACCTCGTGTTTTCTGACGGTTCAAACTGGATTCGTGTAGATACCGGCGCAACCGCTGTTGCATAAGGAGGCTTAAATGGCTGGTCCAGTAAAAGCCTATAGTGCTACAGCGACAGGGGCAGTAGGTCCGGGTCGCTCACGCATTAAACAGATTGTTATGTACGCTACCGCCGCTGGTGCGTTTA